ACCGAGATAAACGTCTCGGCCTCAATGAAGGAGTAAGAAAATGGCAGTAGTCTCAGTCGCTGGGGCCGCGTTCACAGTTGATCTCGGCGCCACACAATACGAGGACCAGATCACCTCGGGCACAATCGACACGACACCAACAATCACCAGGACTAAAACCCTCAGCGATGTTGCTTTCGATCAGACAGATCTCAACTCGACCGTGTCGCTGGAGTTCCTGTACGACGAAAACTCAGGCATGTATGGCGCAATCCAAACCGCTATTGCGGCAGGGGCCAGCGTCGCAGTCGGTATCGACTCAGCAACAGGCGCATGGACTGGAGCAGCAATGCACATTGAATCGGCTAACACCTCGTTTGCCGCTGACGGTGTTGCAACCTGCTCGGTCTCATTCACCGGCACAGTCACGTTCGCTTAAGGGTAAGGGGGAGCCACCATGTATCCAGAATTGAAAATCGAACGCAAGAACCATGAGCCCATGACGGTGCAGACAGTCTCAGCGGACTTCATGCATTACGACGATCTAAACGGCGATAAGCGGGCTAACGAGCACGCAATGCGCTTGTGTATGGCTTACTATTATTGTGAGGGCAAGGACGCGCTGAACTTGAAAGAGGTGAAGGCGTGGGCTCGTGAGAATAATGTCCGAGTGGATATTGTGCGCGACGCAGTGGACCCTACCCAGACGGATCATATAGCCGACTAATTATTAGGCTGGCGATCCGTCTAGGCAGACCAATAGAGGAAGTTAAAAAGTACAAACCGCGAGAGATCGCCACTATCTTGGAGGTGTTGGACAGTGAGTAGCGTCTTTAGTTATTCAATCCAAAACCTCGAAAAGATACAGCGGGATATGAAAAAAATCCCCAAAGAGGCTAACGCCGAACTACGCAAAGCCTCCAGGCAGATCGCTAACGAACACATGGTGCCAGCATGGAAAGCCGCAGCGATCGAATACGCGGGACCATGGGGCGACAAAATCGCTAGCAGTGTCCGCTCAGGATCAGACCGAGTCCCCAAAGTACAGATCGGATACAAGCGCAAAGCGTTCTCGGGTGGGGCAAGTTCAATCGACGTCCGCTACCCATCCGACTCAGGGCAGGCCCGCAACTCACCCGCGCCATTCGAACGCACTAAATGGATCGCCAAAGCAAAATCGAAATACCAACCAGGGGCGAAAAAAGAATGGGACGGCGCAGTAGATGCAATCGTCACTAAATGGAAGATGATGTAATGGCAGTCGGCAAAACCTTAACGGTATTCCTCAACGCAGATCTGAAAAAGTTTAACGCTGGAATGGCTCAAGCCCAAGGCGGACTAAAGGGGTTCGCCGCTGGAATGAAAAACCTACTCGGCCCCGCCGCTATCGGTGCAGGTATCGCGATCGCTGGCCTAGCCACCAAAATGGCCGTCGATGGTGTACAGGCGGCTATGGCTAACGAGGAATCCTTAGTCAAACTTACCAACACTTTGGAAAACCTCGGCCTCGCGCACAACACGGAACAAATAGAGGCCTATATTTACCAACTTGAGCGAAGCCTCGGAGTGGCAGATACCGAGTTGCGGCCCGCTTACCAGAAGCTTGTTGTGGCTACGGGCAATGTTGAGGACGCCAATAAAGCGTTAGGCCTCGCCCTCGATGTCTCAGCCAGTTCAGGCAAAAGCCTAGAGCAAGTAACCGAGGCCCTGTCTAAAGCGTTCTCGGGTCAGATCGCTGGCCTGTCCAGACTAAATCTAGGTATAGACGCCGCCACGATACGCAGCGGCGATATGAACCTAATACTCCAGAAACTTGCGGACACTACGGCAGGCGCAGCAGCAGCCTCAGCCGACACGCTTACAGGTCGTATGCAGGTCCTACAGACCGCCGTTGATAACTTGGGTGAAGCGTTTGGTCAGGGTCTCGTTAATTCACTGAAAAAAGGCACTGACGGCACAACAGACGCAGTGAAAAGCATGGCAGAGCTGGAAGAAGGATTAACTTCTGCTGGAGAAGCTATTGCGGACACCGGTCTATCTATTGCTGGATTCCTAGTAGAAGCCAACAAAATAAATAATTCGGTTAATGATGCAGCTCGTGGAACTGGAGTCTTTAGCGGCAGATTAGATATCCTAATTAAAAATCTTAACCCAGTGCGAATGCTTACCGAAACTTTAGGAGATGCTTTTGGATTCTTATCTGATCAAACTGATGAAGCCGCAACTTCTATAGATAATGCTGCTGATTCAGCCTATAACGCGGTCCCAGGCTGGAATGCACTTTCTACGGCGATCAACACGGCCTCGATGCGGACAGATGAATATCTCCAGCGCAACGGCGTCAAACTTAAGTTAATCCGAGAGGAAAACCTCGGCTATCAGGATGCAGCCGCACGGCTTAACAATCTCAACAACTGGACCGCGACCGTAGACACTACGACCAAGAAACTCACAGGGTCTCGTGGTGCGGCTAGCGCAGCAACCAAGGAATTAACCAAGGATGAAAAGAAACTAATCCAAGCATATGAGGACGGGGAGACAGCCCTCGCTAAACGTGGAGACCAACTACTCGCGGAAATCGATAACCTCAACGCGGCCCGCGACGCTATCAAGGATTACACCACAGAAATGGCTGGCAATATCCTTTCAGGGATTAACCTCGGCACGGCTTATGAAGCCCAATTTAATGACCAGGGCGAAAAGACAGGGGCCAGCCTGCTCGAAGGGTTCAACGCCCAAATAGCACAGGCGGAATGGTTTGGAAACGTTCTAACAGCAATCAAGGCGCAAAAAGCCGACCAAGGCCTAATAGATCAAATTGCAAGCCTAGGGCCAGAGGTAGGTGGAGCACTCGGACAGCAAATGCTCGATGAAGGGCTCGTGCCGACTCTTTCGGAAAAATGGGTCTCAGTTAATGCGGCAGTTAATGAACTGGCTAAAGGCTTAATTCCAGAGGGCCTACTCGCTGGCGAACAAATGGCTATTTCAACGGTGCAAGGGCTAGCCGAGGGCATCCAAAAGGATCAAAAAAGCCTCACGAAATTGGGTAAGCAAGTGGGCAAAATCGTTGGGGCCAAGTTCAAAGCACAACTAGCCGACGACGTAGCAGAGGCTATCCGCAGCGTCGAGGCTCAAGCCACAGCTGCGCGGGCCGAGGCAATAGCCACCGCGCAAGCACAGCAGGCCGTTATTACTGACCAGGCAGTGGCCCAGGCAATCTCACAAATTATTACTAGGGGCGACCAGAGACTAGGCCAACTGACTAAACCGCTAGTGGCCTGACATGTCCCAGATAACAGAGATCACCCTAGGCGGAGACACACTCGATCTCACGACCGTCGAATATAACGTCGGTATCCAGCACGGGCGCCCTGACGTAACTTCCACGCCGCAATCAAGTAACGCCCAAATAACAATTAGGGGGCCTGTTGGGGTCGCGGCTGAAATCACGGACGAGTTAATAATCTCCGCCTATGGGCAGCGGCGTTTTACTGGCGAGATCTCCGACGTTACGATAACTCACTTATCCTCGGAGCCTCCAGTAGCCCTCACAACGATCATTGCCATGGGTTATTTATCGACCCTTGGCATGGTACAGGTCGGTGTCGAGGGATGGGATCAACAAACAGCAAGGCAACGAGTCGAGGAGATCCTCATCGCCACGGGCCTCCCGTACGCTAACGGCGCCACAACAGACATAACCTTCCACGCCCTAACTAGTGCTCACGCCGAACCGACCGATGCCCTCAGTTACCTAGCAGGCATAGCCGAATGGACAGGCGCCACATATTACGACGACCCCGACGGCCGCATAGTGTTCGAGTCATACGGTGCCAGAGGCATAACCACGTTCGCGGGTATCTGGGCTAATAATCTTTTATCTTGGGCAGATTATGAGCAGGCCTGGTCATCCTTCCCAGTGGATCGGTCCACCATAACGCTACCCTCCGATGCAGTCATATTCACACCAACATGGTCACGCACACGGCAAACAATCGTAAACGATGTCACAGTGCTAGGCCATGCCGCCTCAGGAGTGGGCCACGGCAATGACTGGGAAGTAAACCAGACAGACTCCGCCTCAATCGCCGCCTACGGTCGAAGGGCTTACAGGCTCCAAACTGAAATTAAAGATGAGGACGACGGCACGACGAGGGCAGGCAAAATTATCACCGCCCAGGCTAACCCGCTCTGGTCACTAGGCCAAATCTCCATCATCATGGAGCAACTCACGACCGAGGATCAAGCGATTATCTTGGGGTTACTTTCAGGCTCGACGGTGGCTATTCTTGATTTGCCACAGCCCGCACCATTGGGGCAATTCGTGGGAATTGTGGAGGGTTGGGGCGAGACTTACAGCAATGGGCAGCATATTCTTACGCTGTCAGTCAGCGACCCGCGCTACTCGTTCGAAACAATTACTTGGGCCGAGGTCGATCCAGCGCTAGAATGGACCGACATAGATCCAGCGGTGAAATGGTACGAGTTAATTAGCGGCAGCGACTTAGCGGCCTAAAGGGAGTAGATATGGCAGGCACGACACCGATATACGGTATTCCATACCCAGAGTCCTCGGACCTTGTGGCGAACTATCCAGCCCTCGGCGAAGGTCTCGCGGACAAACTTGAAGACAAACTACCCACACTCTCGGCAACAGCACCGACGAGTCCATCCGTGGGTCAAGTGTGGATCGACTCAACGGGCTCGCCTATAGGCAAAGTCTGGGACGGGTCAGCCTGGACAATTTTTAGCGGGGCCGGTAGTGCGAACTTTAGCGACACAGCTACCGGCACATATACCGACGGCGGCATAGACTACAAATACGTCACCTATACAGGATCTGGGACTTTAACGGTCACAACGGCGGGATTTGCTGACGTGCTCGTGGTCGGCGGTGGCGCGGGCGGTGGCACTTCTTTCGGTGGCGGCGGTGGCGCGGGCGGTTATCTTGCAATAACAAACGCGTATTTTGCTGTAGGCGTTCAAACGGTTGTAATTGGTGCGGGCGGTGCAGGTGCGGCACAAAATGCAACCTACCGACCGGCTGGATCTAATGGGATAGCATCCCAAGTTGCTAGTTATTACGGTGTTGGCGGTGGTGGCGCTGGCTCAGAGTTTGGCGGCTCAAGCGCAACCAAAGTTGGCTTCTCTGGCGGTAGCGGCGGCGGCGGGTCTCTTAATACTGCCGGCGGTGCAGGAACTTCTGGACAAGGTAACACTGGCGGCACGGGCGGTTCAACGTCTGGCGGTGGCGGCGGCGGTGCGGGCGCCGTTGGGTCTAACGGGTCAGGTTCTACTGGCGGTGCGGGCGGTGCAGGAACAAGCAGCAGCCTCGACAACGTAGCGACTACAAGGGCTGGCGGCGGCGGCGGTGGGTCTAATGGGATAGCCGGAGCCGGTGGCGCTGGCGGTGGTGGCGCTGGAACAAATAATAACGCAACTGGCACAGCAGGTACGGCCAACACGGGCGGCGGTGGCGGTGGAGGTGGTCAGTCAGGCGTGCCTGGCGGCGCAGGCGGCGCAGGCGGATCAGGTGTAGTAATAATAAGGGTGGTGGTTTAAGTGGCACACGCAGCAAAAATAGACAACGGCATTGTCCGTGAAGTAATCGTTGTGGACAACGACAAACTACCTGATGGTGGTGAGTTTAGCCCCGAGGTGGAGGCGGCACTCAACGAATACCTACACGCCTGCGGGCTTGACGGTGAGTACAAACTCACCTCATATAACAACAATTTTCGCGGCACTTACGCGGGCCAAGGCTACACATACGACCCCGCCCTCGACGAGTTTATTCCACCAACACAACCAGAGGAGACCCCCAGTGAGTGACGATGTCGAGATCGAAACAACAGACACAGACGATGCCCCTCAGAATATGGAGGCGGCTCCAGTCGCTAAAAAAGCCACGAAAAAAGCCGCTAAACCACAGGAGACCCAAAAGGCGAACAACACCGAGAGAGCCCGCGCAATTGTCCGAGCGAAACTCGCAGCAGCCCAAAGGCCTCCAGTCAATGACTATCGCTAGTGTTGAGGACCTCATACCGTTAGTCGTAATCGGGTCAGCGATCCTAGGTGGCGTGCTCTGGCTCATTCGGGCACAAGTTCACATGTCTAAAGAGTTCAAACCCAACGGCGGGGCCACTATGCGCGATAGTATGAACCGTATCGAAAAAGACATGCGAGAGGTTCGAGGACGCCTCGACCAACACATCGACACACACAACAAGGGGAACTAATGAGAATTCGCGTATGGCTTGCAAGCACTTGGGAAGGCTCCATCGTCAAGATCGCTGGAGGAGCCGCACTCGGCGCAATCCTCTCGTGGCTAATGACCGCTGATGTCCACCCGCTAATCGTGGCCCTCGGTGCGGCAGTAATCCCAGTCATTATCAACGCGCTAAACAATGAGGACCCACGCTACGGCTCAGTTAATTGGGACGAACTCGATGAGTAAGTTATGCAAAGGCGGAGTCACATTACGGGCCCAGGTAGATAAACGCTTTGATAAGCGTGATCGACGTTCCGACGGCTGGATCGGTGACTCGGCCCACAGCGCTAGAGCCTCGGATCACAACCCAGACGCCAAAGGCGTAGTGCGAGCCCTCGACATCGATGAGAATATGGGTAAGCCAGGTAAATGGCGCAACGGCAGGACGGCCCGCCTGCTCGCTGATCAGTTAGTGAAATACGCGGCCTCGAACGCTCCAGGCTCCCAGCGGGTTAAATATGTGGTGTATGAGGACCGCATCGCCTCGGGCACGCATGTCAGTTCGTGGTGGAAATGGCGCGGATCAGGCTACGGACACACACAACACATTCATATTAGTTTCACCCCGCTAGCCGACATGGACGGCTCAATCTTTCCACTACCGATCCTCACTAAATCACCATCCAAGAAACTCGCCTACCGTCGGTTAATCGCTAAACGACGCCGCTAGAGCCATGGAGTTCGAGTGCCCACTATGTGGGGATATCGAGACCACCCGAACC